TACCTTCTCTAGCTACTGCATTGCCTGTTCCGCCAACAGTCCACCCAGACGGTGCTACAGAAGTTCCGGCATACCAGTTGTTAAAATTACCGTTGTTTAATAAATTATGGGAACTTATATTTTTACTTAATACTTCATTATCTAACCCACCTAAAGCAGAAGTATCTCCTACTAAATATTTAGGTTGAGTTAATTCAGATATTGTTGCAGAATAAACACCATCTGTTAAATCGCCAACAGTAGTAACATTTCCATCCTTATCTACTGCAAATTTTTCTACATTATTTACTTCACATTGAATAAAATCCCCACCAAATCCGGTTTGCATATCAGCATGAAATGCGACTGCTGCTGCATTTGCTGAATCACCTGTAACTTGAATAGCTTCCATTGCTTCATCGGCTGCACCAATGTCAATTCTCAAAAGTTTAGATGCACCAGATTGAGTATCTGAAACCATTAAATTAACTAATGCCGCTGTATTTACATTATTAGCACCCGCAATAGACATTGCTGTTCCAGCAGCCCCACTTTGATAAATGTGAACCCCAGTTCCAGAAGGTATTGTTGTTGCACTCCAATTATAACCACTAGCATTATTATTTAATATAAATATACCAGAGTTAATTCCAGCCCCAGCATTATTATCAATAGTTCCATGTAATAACGATACATTATTTGCAGAATTTGTATTATTAGTATCTAAATTAATTAAATCTAAATCACTATTTGCATTAGTATTAACGGATATTGTTAAACCATCTCCCGCCACACCAGAAATACTATCGCCCCAAATAAAATCAGCATCATTATCGTCTACATATTTTTTAGTAGCCGCATCTTGATCATCTGCTGGGTCAACTACTCCAACAATTTTATGAGTATTCATGTCTAAATTTTCAGATTGAGCACCTAATGCAGTATCACTATTTTGTGTATGCTTTGCTGATGTATTCGCTACAATTTCGTCCCATTTATCGGCACCAAGTAATCCAGCAACAAGTGTAGTTGCTTCTGGTAATACAATATCATCTACACCACCATCTGAAGTAATACCATAAGTTGTGGCGTTAACTGTACCGGCTTCTAATGTCGTAGAAACATTGGTATTTTTTGCGGTGTTTAACCCGATTGCGGTTAACATTATTTCTATTTGGTCTCTGATAACATTCTTTGTTGCAGCATCTGAATTTGCTTGCCATGTGCCTTCATTATAAGCTGTATCATCTGTAGCTACATTACTTACATTATTTAAACTTAGATCTGTTTTTGTTTCGGCAATAGTTCTAATTTCATAAGTGTCTTCTGCTGTCACTTTAATAAAAGAATCGGTAACATATGTTAACCCAGCTATGCTAGTCAAAGAAGCATCATAAGCCTGAACATCGGTTCCTATAACCAAAGTTAATTCAGCCGGCGTTACACTATGAGGATTGCCAGAATTTAATTGCGAATGTGAATAAGCTGTTTCAAAATGTGTTTCCTGTGTTAATGTTATAATCGCATTTGTAGAACCGTCAACAATAGAATCGGCATCTATACTATCACCGCTATTCCATTTTGTTGAACCTATTGTAAAATCTTGACCAGTAGGTAATGTTAATGAACCGCTTGCTCCCAATGTTACATCATCTAACCATTGTGTTAATTCATCATGTTCTGCCTGTGTTAAATGCTGATAGTCTCCACTATCTAATCCAGATAAATCATTATGTACTGTAACTAAATTAAAACTTTCTTCACTTTTTCCAGCTCTAATATCTTGCCATGTTGTATTTGTAAAATCAGTATCATTTGAATTATAAACTATTGCTGTTAATTTTGGAACTATAGATAATCCAGTTGGCATAGGCGGTAAAGCCGCATCTAATGCTTGTGCCTTTGTATTAAAATACTCTATTGGATAAACCCAACCTACCTTGGCATCCATAAAGATAAAATAAGATTTAACCCATTTATTTCCGGGGAGAGATTCTAATCCTTGACCACCAACTTTATTTGGGTTATCATAATTAGCCATATCAACTTCATCATCGGTATCAGAATCTAATACACCGGCTGTATGAAAATGTCTTACTAATGCTGTATCATGCGATTTAATTTCTGATGGTGTTTTTCTATCAATACCATCTTTATATACTACTCCAGCACTCATTATAATATCTAAATCTGAAGTAGGAGCATATACTGTAGTATCTTCACTAACGACCATTCCACTAATAACTATTGTTGGAAATGATTCTCTTAATGCCCTTCGAGTATCAGCAGTGGATTCATTCATTAATGTTATTTCTCTATAAGAATTTACAACACCGTTATAAACAGTAAATTTCGCTATTAAAACTTCATCACCAGAAACATCATCTGTACTAACTATAAGTGCCGTTCCACTAACCCATTTAAGATAATTAAGTTGATTATCAGCTACATTACCACTTCCTGAATCAGTAGCAACGAATATATTATTGCCTTCATCATAAAGTTCACCCGAAGTCCAAGTTATCCCTAAACCACCAGGCGTAGCTACTGTAATAGTAGATGCTACTCCTCTATTAATTATGTGACAATCAATTAATGTAGCATCGATTCCGTCTACTTTTATTTGTAAATTATTTCCACTCAATCCAAAATGATTACTGTCATAATTAAATGTTAATTCTTGTGTAGATAATGTTAATGGTGCACCCGCAACTGTAACCGCTGGATGTAGTGCTGCATATTCAGCAGCGGATAAATGTAAATAATCACCCTCGTTTAAATTAGACAATGAATTATGGGCATAAGATGTTAGATCTGTTATGTCAATCACATGGGGGTTTCCCGTTACAATTTGTGAATGACTATACCCTGTTTCAAAATGTGTTTCTTGTGTTGATGTGATTAAAACTAATCCACCGCCATCGGTAAAATTATCAATCCCAAAAACAGGTGTAGAAGCATTAACAACACTCTGATCAATGTAACTGTGGTCAGAGCCATTAGAAGTTCTATGTGTAGTATTTAATCCTATTGCTGTATCTTGTGTACCACCATCATGTTTCAAACTAACAGCTGATTCAATATCTGCACCAGCCGAAGTGATGTCTGATAAAACATTAACAGTGTCAAGTTTTTTAACAAAGGTGGCTTCAAAAGTGGCATCTAAATCGGTATCACTATTTTGTGTGTGTTTTAGTGAAATAGCACTCGCTACATCACTATCTGCTTTAACATCTGTAATTATTGTTGCCTCTGATTTATTATCAACATTTCCTAATCCGACATCAGATTTAGAAACGGCATGTGGATTACCTGAAGTAACTCCGCTATGTGTATATCCAGCTTTTGCTTGTGTGGCTGAAACTTCATTAGCTCCACCATCATCTAATTTTTGGTCAGTTCCTTGTATATGTTTTAATGAAATAGCAGAAGCAATGTCTGTGTCAAGTTTTACCTCAGCTAATGTTAAATCTGATTTAGCATTCCATGTTGATTTTTCAGTATCAGTAACCAATCTATGTGTTGAATCATCACTTAAATCTGATAACGCTGTTGGAATAGTTGGTTTATTTAAAATTAATGAATCACCACTAATAGAATTCCAATCTGACTGTACATTAACTTCTGCACCAGATGCTATACCGTCTAATTTTGACTTTAATGTGGATGTAAAATTTTCATCAGACTGAACATCAGCTGAAATAACACTGGCTGTTATTGTTATTCTACTTCCTATTTTAACTCCACCTAAAATTAAATCTGTAGCTGTAGGTAATGTATAAGCTGTATAATCTGTGATATCGGTTATTACATGTGTATGACCAGTTGCTGATTTTGCATCTAAGGCTGATTGCAAATCTGTTTGGTCAGAAATGGTACCAGTAATACTTCCCCAAGTTCCTCCTCCACCGCCACCAGATTCATCTACACATTCCCATTTTTCAGTTGTAGAATTATATTTTAATATTTTTTCATTAGCAAGGTCTGTTAAATCAACATCTGTTAAATCTGACATTGCAACTGAAGATGTTCCACCTGAACCAATATTAGCAAATGTAACACCATCATTACTGTATTGCCAGGTTTGTGTATCAATATGATATCTTAATTCAGCTTGATTTATTGGTGTAGCATCGTTAGCAACTATCCTCTTATCTTCATCATTAGTCCCATCACCAATATGAAATGTATTTGAAGTAGTGCAAGTATCAGAATTTTGTGTATGCTTTTTAGATACCGCATCAGATAAATTTGCTTCTGTTTGTAAATAAGTATCTAATAGTGCTTTATTTATATGCGAATGTAATTCAGTGTGGTCATAAGTAGCATTGTGTGTGTTAAATAATCCATCAACTTCCGTATCTAAATAATACCTATCATCGTGATTATGCGTAATAGATGCCTTTGCAGCTAACAGCACATCTAATTCTGTTTGTGTATAATAGCGTGAATCTAAAAGTCCATTATCAAATTCTGTTTGAGTATAATATAAATCGTTATGTGTATGAATTAATAATGCCTTTGCCGCCAATAAAACATCAACCTGTGCTGTAGTATATTTATCTAAATCTGTAATATTAGCTTCAGTATGCTCATGTGATAATGCAGCTTTTAAAGATAATAATGAAGTAATCTCTCCCTGTGTAAATTTGTCCAAATTTGTTACATCGACTTCAGTATGCGCATGACCTAAAATAGCTTTAGCGGCTAATAATGTATCAACCTGTGATTGTGAATAACGGTCTAAATCCGTAACATCTGATTCAGTATGAGTATGAATAGTAGCGGACTTTAAATTAAGTTCAGTACTAATTTTACTAGCACTCCATAATTCGACTCCAGACGTTCCGCTATCATTTATAATCCTATGTTCATACTGCGAAAAATTCAATAATTGGTCGTGATCAATCTTAGACTGGTTAAGTGTTATCTTATTTGCAGCCATTATAATCTGTGTTCCTTCAACATACCCACTTAAAAGGGTTGAAAACGCCTGATTTACCCACTTTTCCGATGAGTTATCGTATTTTAGGATGTGAAGGTCGTCTACCCCATTTAATTGAACGTCGGTCAAATCATCTAATGCTGTATCGGTAGCTATTTCGTATTTTGTAGTATGTTTAACGGAATTAAAGTTATACGAAAAAGTTTTCTTAGCAAATTCAAAATAGATGTTTTTTTTGCCGGCTGTATTTATATTTATTTTTCGACTTTTAAAAGAATCACTCATTATTTTATCCAATCCTAGTTGGTCGTGTAATTGTTAAACGTCCAGATTGTAAAATTTCTTCAGATAAATCGGTTCCGGTTTCACCATTATTGTATTCAATACTGTAATAATACTGTCCAATAGCTAAACTATTTGTATCAGCTTTAGATAAATAAAGCTCCGATTCACCATTAACTGCATCTGTATGAGTTGTGACTGTTTTTGTTAATTTTGCATCGGCATCTAAGTCAGATTTCTTCTCTTTAACAGTAAAGTAAATTGTATAATCTGTGATATCTATCGCTGCATTGTCCTCACTAAACGTTAATGTCCAAACTTCTGTTTTATTTTTCGGTACTTCTAAATCAATGTTTAAAATATTATTACAATCCATGTTTTACGCCTCCATCTTTATTAATGTTGTGCAACCATCCCAAGATTGAAGATGCATTATTAATTTTCTGATTTTTGTCTCTTTAGTTTGAGTTCTTGGATATTTAATAGTAATGTTAGGTAATTTATATTCTGACCAATTAGGATTTATTAAAATTCCTGCCACCAAAGCAATCATATCTAATTGTTTATTACTTGGAGTTGGTTCAAAATTGTAATCACCGTCACCATCAGTTTCTAATTCATAATCCTGACATTCGCTGTATATTGAGATGTATACCAATGCTGCCCTAACATATTCTGCTAAAACTGTATCTGAATTTTTATTGTAATACGAATAATTTACTTCTACTTCATCTCCGGCGGTTGGTGTAGCTCCAACTACAGTTACTTTATGCGTAGTAGCCGAATAAGAATAAGTTTCACCTGAATCTAATGCAGCCCCTCCTATAGTAAGATCATTTACTGCGGTAGCATTTAATTCATCTAATGTGAAAATTAATGAAGTTGTATAGGTGAATGTTTGTGTGCCAGTTAAAAGCCAGTCGCCCGAAAGTGCCCTAATCTTAGTCAATACACTTGAAAACATATTATTTACTCCTTTGCATAAGTATTTGTTTCCCACGACCTGCCTGAAAAACGAACCCAAATTCTCTTAAAATTTTAATTACTGGATTGTGCTTATTCACCTTAATAAATAATTCCTCTTTTATGTGTAATACCATCATTAATATTAATTTATAAATAATAGCGTTATTATCCGCAAGTATTTTCACATATTTTCTTTTAAATTTATCGGCATATCCTGTTATTAAAATTATTCCTTTTTCTTCTGTATCATAAATTAAATAATTTCCTTTGGTAAGTCCTTGAAATAAAACTTCTGGATTATCTGATAGGTATAAACGTAAATTTGATTTGGTATCATAAAATTCGCCATAAAAATCTGGAATCAATCTAAGAATCTGACTAATTGTCAGTTCCTCTTTTTTTGATAATTTTCCTTTTTTAATTTTTATCATGATAATCAAAATGGGTATAACTGTTTATGGAAGAACTGAGTGCTACTAAATGTAGCCAACTTGGTGTGACACTTAGGTCACCAACTGAGGAAGTTCAGAGAAGAGTCTCTAAACCATCAAAATCTGGGTGTCTATAAAATACTGAATCCAGAATTCACGATTCGTATTAGTTGACATATGACAACTTTGGCATAATGAAACTAAATTATTTAATGTGCAATTTAATTTATCATAATCTATGTGATGTACACTTAATTTACGAGGTATTTCATTTTGTGTAACCCCGCAAATTTGGCATTTGTAGTTATCACGTTTGCGAACTTGTTCTTTTAGTTCCTTAGTAAATTCCGTTCCGTATTTTGTATTTTCAAAGGGGATTCCGGTTCCGCCATGACTAAGACTTAATTTACTACGAGTTTCTTCCGATACCGGTAATCCAAATCTGCCGTTATTTTCGCCTGAAACATCAGCATGATTATCACTCATATTCTGTCGAGTGGTTCGAGATAAATTTTCTATTTTATTGGCACAAACATTACATCTTCCACCACCATAAATTCCGCACCGAGTAGATATTTTCTTATTACAATCTATACAAAAATAATCTTTTAAAGTTAATCCTGTTGTATAAGCTGGGTTATTTTTACCCTTTCGTGCACAAGATTTACACAATTTTGAATATCTATAAATTTCTTTTCCACAATCAGCACATTTGGTGATTAATTTTTCACCGTAATTTCGATGTGCGTCACTCGAATCTCTAGTTATAATTCCATAATCTAACATGTTTCGTTTTACAACTCTTCGGTGACAAGGTACTAATTTGGCTATTTTATCCATAGATAATTTTTCAATTAAATATTTTTGTTGTAGCCACACCTTATTAATTGTCTTTTTAATCTGTATCATTATCTTACCTTTATTTTGTAATAAGTTTATTTACTCCTATTACAAGTATACCATACAGGTACCATAGTTGTCAAGTGTTGAAGGAAGGGGACTCTTCGTCCCCACCCTTCTAATTTACTCAATTTATTCATATCAAATGTTGTAACCTGTTGAAAATAAAGAACTTACCTAGACCACATCGTTAGTACATTTTACGATTGACCTAACGTTGGTAATTGCCCAGATAATTTTTTCGTAGGCTATCACTCCGTAGCCAAGTGTGTCCGTGCCGTCGATATTAGTAAGAGCCTTATCTACAATCAACGCTCTCTGTGCACCATCAACACTAGCACCCATTTGCTGTGCTATAAGCGGACTAACTTTCCGACGTACAAATGCAATCGGTTTACCATCAGCGATTCTAGAATTTCTAGCAATCATTATGAATCTATTAGCTGATAACAATGCAGTCATACTTTCATCACCAGTATATTTAACAGAACCATAAATCTTAACTACTTCAATACCCATTTTTGCAATTTTCTCTCTAATGGTTACATTATAGTTAAATGTTTCTGCGTTCTCTTTATCATATACATCCAACTTATTACTAACAGATGAACCAACTAATAGAAGATATTTATCTCCACGATCTTCAAGTTCCTGTTTTGCCTGAACTATAACATCATACAAATCCTCACCAGAATCCAAAGTTACGGTCTGAACAGAATCAGAATCGGTAATCGCTTTAAGAATCAAACGAAGTTCAAGTTTATCCATTGCAGCAGAAATACGACCTTTCTTACGTCCAAGTACTTGCTGGTCAGGTGTATCCATAATCGTATCAAGTAATACATATTCTTTCTTTGAATTCAATCCCTGAAAAGTAAGTTCAGTTACATCCAAAGGTGATCTTTTTACTGCTGTTACTGCACCAGTTGAAGTATTAACGACATAAATCTCGTCATCATCAGTATCCTCAGATGCATAATACCATGTTTTCTCTCCTGGTTCTACTACATACGTATCAGCTATTGCTGCAATTTCAACCGGAACGTCTAAATTTGCATTGATCGGTTCGCCAATATATTTCATTATTTCTGTTTGTTCTTTTGTATACATATCCATTGTGTGTTTCTCTCCTTTTTTATTTTCCTACGTTTTGAAACGCATATTTATTTATACCATCACGAATTTTCTGTGTCTCTGCATCTATTGCGTTTTTTTGAACAACAGTGCTAATAGTCTCCGTGGCGGTTTCTATATTTGTTACATCTCTCTCTGCTACTTCTTTTCTCAATGTTGCGATTTCATAATCCTTCTCGTTAAGGATTTGTTCATCATTCATATCTTTGGCAAAGTCGCCTAATTTATTTCTACGAGTTAAAATTTCTGAAGCATTTGATTTATACAGTTCCATTTGTTTAGTTGCAGTTTCAATTTCTAATTTAAATTTACTAATTTCTGAATCATGTTTATTTGTTTCCTCTACTAAATGTGCAATTTCAATATCTTTTAAGCTCTTTGTTGCAAAAGCTTCTTTTAATCTGCCTTTCATTTCTCTGGCGATCATTAAAACTCTATTAAACCTTCCTGCGTTACGTCCTATGCCTGGTCTACTCGCTCTACGCATTTGACCTCCGCATTTTGAGCATTTTAAATCTTTACAGTGCTCTGCACTATTTTCTTTATTTCCACATTTAATGCATTCACAAGCAAATGTTTCTGCCTTTTCTTTCGTTTTTGCTTTTTTCTTTAATGTCATTATTTCATTTGCTAATTTTTTTATACCTTTAATTAACGTAGCCTTTTCCAATTCCTCATCCTCCAATTCTGTATTTTTTGGTTCTTCATTTATTAATTTAATTTCTTTTATCTTTCTATTTACTTTCATTTTTATGTCAACCGGAAATTTAATACCACATTTTCTACACTCAGTTTCAAATGGTTCCGAATCATAAAAAGTATCCACTGCTTTTACAGCACCACATTGAGGGCAATGTACCTCAGTTTCATACAATAAATTTACCATTTGCATTGAATCTGGTTTTTCTGAAGAATGAAATGTTATTTTATATTTCTTTCCGCATCCATTACATTGAACATTTTGTGTATCTTTTTCATTTGTTAAAATCGTAAAATCTCCATTACATGCCGGACAACTTAATTTATAATCCTTTGTCTGTGGAGGTAATAATACTTCCCCTGTTGGTGATACAATTGATTTACAAGTCGGGCATGTAAGTTTTAATTCTCCAAGTGTGCCAGGAGTAAATGCGGTTTTACAATTCTGACATGTAACCGTTGATATTGGTGTTGGTGTTACTACCGGAGCCGGTGCTGGCATTAATTCGCTTGTGGCTATTATAACGTCCTCTCTATCATATTTAGTGGCATACTCAATACAATCCTTACATAATAAGCCTGTCATATCACAAGCCATTTCTAAAACTTTTGCATCTCTAAATGCCGGAATTTCACCTTCATCTTCAAATACTAATGCTCCGCCAATCATTGCCATTCCATTTAATTCAAAATTTTTATCATCAACATATTTTCTTAATCTTTTTGGTGCAAATATTTCAAAACTTGAGCTTAATTTACCAGCCTTACGAAGTAATTTTGCTCTTTTCCATAATTCAGGATATACACTTCGATAAAATGTAGCATAAGCTATTACTTGTTTCTTTTTAGCAATGTATTTAAAATCAATATAAGAACCTAAAATAAATTTAGGAATGTGATTTTTATTCATAGGTCTACCAACAATTTGTGGAAGAACTTTTAATAGTTTTTCCTCTACAATAATCTGACCATTAGATGATGCTGTATCAGTAAATCCAAAAATAGTTTTAATAACACCTAAGTCGCCAAAATTAGGATCAACTAAAATGCCACGTTTCCTAGCAGACTCTAATAATTCATTTTTTTCAGTTCCATCCTCTAACACTTCAACCTGAGCAAATTGTTCCATGCTAGATAAAAATTCTTTGACTGCTACACCATTCATAATAATTCTCCTTTACTTCTTTATAGTTTTTCTCTTTTTTCTTACAATTTTCTTAGTAGCTTTATTATAGTTTCGTTTTTCTACAAGATTTTTTTTATCATCTGGAACATCATTATCTTGTACCTTTTTTGGTACAACTTTATTAGTCTGTCTATTAGGGTCAACATCTTTTTCAACGTTTAGAATTACTGGTGGTTCTTGATCTTCTGGTAATCCACGTTCTTTTTCACGTTTAATTCTCGTTACTTCAGCTTCAAACGGGATTTCAACACCCATTTCAACTGCTGTCTGTCGGCTTACAATTCCTCGGTCGTATAAACTACGAATCATAGTTCTAAATTTATCAGTTACAAATCCTTTAACTGGAGAACTTATAATTTCAAAATCTTCATTCATATAAATTCTATTATTGCTATTCTCTTCAATAACACGGTAAATTAACTCTCTTAAAATGTGTTCCTTAAAATCATTAACGCCTCTTTCAATTTCAGATATAAAAGCTGTAGGATTAAGAATTGATTCTTTACGATTAGACGATACCGATTCAGCAATGTCAAGAAATCCAAATCCTCCTAAAACTGCTTTCTCAGCTGCTGTAAATAATGACGGTTTAAACATAGGTTCCAAATCAGGAATTAGATGTTTAATTTCTTCATCCCATTGTGAACCTCTTGCAAGCATTTCTTTTCTGTATGATGTAAATGTATCTGCGATTGTGTCTTTAATTTGTTGTAACGAATCCTTTATTTCGGTATCTGTATAAACTTTTCCATTATCTTCTGTTCCCTTTAATGCAGCCAAAGCTAATGCTTCGCTTCCTTTTTTAAGTAGGAACATATAAGGAACGACCTGATTTAAAATTTCACTTTGTTTTTCTTTTAATGCTTCAATTATTTTAAAATTATTATAAATGCCTCTTTTTATCATAAATGGTTTAGGATACTTATCGAACCATCTTGCAAAAGGTTTAGTTATAATTACTCCTTTATCTAATGGGTCAGATTCATCTTTTCCTACAAAATATTTAATATTACCTATTTTTACACCTTTAGATGTATTTGTTTTATCTTGAGCATAAATGCTTTCACCATCAACAAAGAACATTTTAGTCGGAAATTTTAATCCGTCTACCTTACTCCATTGAACAATTTTTAATACAGGAAATGAAGATGATTTCCAGCGTTCCTTAAAATACTCTTCTGATAAAGCCTGTAACCCTCTAGGGACTTGACCTTTATAATCAGCATTGATTTCTTTATTTAACCATTGTTTTAATTTTTTATTTAGTTGTTTATTATTTGTTTCAATAGAATAATTTACTTTGGCACTAGTTACTAAAAAATCACTTAATGAATCAACTAAGCCAGTACAATCATTTCCCTGCATTGTTTTTACACAATTTACCTGACTATGAAAATCGGTTGGGACTGATATCTTCTTACCCATACTATTGTATAAAAGATCTACGAGCACACCATTTATTTCCGATGAGGATTGACTCATTTTATTATTCTCCTATTTGTTAAAACTGTTTGCCAAAATTCTCTGTTACCATTGGTTTTCATTAAAATACTTCCTATTTACTTAATACAAACTCCAATACCCCAATTAGCTTTAGCTGTATTAGGTTTATTTTTAATTTTAGATTTATTTTTAAACCAACTGATTGCGAAAACTTGAAATGCCTGGTGTAAATGGTCACAATTAATTTTAGATTTATACTTATTATCGCCGTGCAATCTAGGTGAACTTAGCATATTTGCGAATTCTCTATCTAAATTTAAATCGTATAAACAATCTATTTTTTTATTATAAAATATATCTTTAATCTGTGCTATTGACCAATCTGAAACATATTCCTGTTCATACTCGTATTTACCATCTTTTTTAATTATCCGACCTTGATCGTCTCGTTTATAATCGATATCAATTTTTTCCTGGAATGCCACCCATTCGAGATTTTCTTTTTTAATTGTTTTATTAAGATTACGATAAACTTGTTTTCCACCGGAATCTGAACAATCGATTCCCGTAATTTCAGCTTGCAATTTCTTAATTAGATATTTAAAAATTTCTGTTTGCTCATCTGGTGTCATTTTATATAAACTAATATTATAAACATATTTTAAATTATTATCTTCATTGGTTTTATCAATTTCAAATACTATAATTATTTCCGTAATGTTTTCACCAAAATCAGAATCAATGTAAGTTGTGGATGCGTTCCCTGGACGTTCAATTATTAAATGAGTTTTCAAATAATACTGTAATTCATTTAAATCTGTAAAATTTAAATCTGTTTGATTTAATTCAAATCGTTTTACCGGGCGGTTTTTATTCTGTGGATAATAACATTGTCTAATACGTTCCATGTTGTATGTGCCTTCTAAATCCTGAATAACTTCAGCCATAATATGAATACGATAAGATGGTGTACTTTCTCCGCCATGTTCTTTAATAGCTTCTTTTTTCCGTTCTGCTGTCCAATTATCTGAAACTTATCCAAATCAAAAAATATACTTCCTGCTGGTGAATCAGGTGTAAAATTTGTAATTCCAGCAAATCTATGTATGACACCGAGTTCTGATTTAGCATCCGATCTAAGTTTTAATACATCATGTGTTTCATAATGCATTTCATCACCATAAAGTTTACTAAAATGCTCGGATTCGAAATACGATCCAGCCTTACTTCCACTTAGATTCATGTTTACACCGGTAACGGAATGTCCGGCTGGTGTTGTGATTACAATACTATTTTTTCGCTTAGTCTCTGATTGAAATAATTTAAAAAATGGATGATTATTCATTACCTTAATGTAAGGCTCTAAAATTTTAGAAACATGTTTTTCATCAAAACTTGTAAACCCGACTGGCCAATCTGAGCAATGATGTGCTGTGTCTAAACACATATCCATCAATAGACCTACCAACGATTTACCGATTTTGCGGCCGCAATAAAAATACCCTTGACCCGAACCTCGTTGATTGGCGAAATTTTCTTCAGCACTTATTTCTGGATCATCAGCTAATAAATATTCGTAACTCATAAATGGCAATTGATATAACCTTATTTTCGCACATTCATCTTTTTTATAAATCTTTAATGATTCATGATTAAAAAGTTTTTTGGTAAATAATACTTCAGAAAAAAATACAGGGTCTTTTAAATACCCCATAAGCTTAACATCTGTATCAGACAGCTTTTCTGTAAGCATATTTTCTTTCGATTTATATAGTATTATTTATAGGGGAACTTGATGCTACGGAATGTAGCCAACTTGGTGCGGTACTTAGACCGCCAACTGAGGAAAACAGGGAATGCAAAGCAATCCCGGTACTTTTTGTACACATGGCACATAAGCTATTTAAAAATTGGGAGTTTTCCATTTAGTCCATTAGTCTTGAAATGGCGTTGGCATTAACCTTGATGGTATTAACCTCGCTTCAACATCCCTAAAGCAAATTTTCATCCTTGACTTTTTCAATATTTATTTAACATTGTTCTTTAGCAATTATATCTAAACTTTTAAATTTAATACCATTAAAAGGTTGTTCAAGAAATTTTTTCTTACATTCTTCACAATAAACACCATTTTTACCCTCTGTAGATGTAAATACAGATGCTGGCATTTTACACCCTAAACATATTTTGCGTCCGAAGAATGGTTGATTATTTTTTGACATTTGTATTTTCCTTTAGTTAAAACTGTTTGCCAAAATTCTCTGTTACCATTGGTTTTCATATGGCAACCTCTGCATAAGCTAATTAAATTATCTAGGTTCAAATTTTCTTTATCGTAATCTATGTGATGAACGTCTAATTTACGTTTATTTTGTTTTTCTGTTTTACCGCATAATTGACACTGATGATTATCTCGTTTACGGATTTGTTCTCTTAATTCTTCAGTCCAACTAATTGGATAAGGTTCAAAACCAATTCCGCCTCTCCAATTAGGTGCATTTTCACCTACCATAAATTTATATGCACAAGAACGACATTTTCCAGATCTAAATCTACCCACCTGATAAGAAATTTCATTATTACAACCTTCTTCTTTGCAATAATATTTCTTTAATGTGATGCCGCCTTTCCAAGCTGGATTGTTTTTACCTTTAAAATTAATAACTCCCAAACAATGTATTTCTTTCATGGCACAAGATTGGCATCTAATTGCTGACATATTTTTTAATAATTTATTACAATCTATACATTTATTAATTTTAATTTGAAATCTTCCGTCTTTATAATTTGGATTATTTTTTCCAATCTGAAATTTCCTACTACATGTTTTGCATCTTGTTCGTTGATAAGTTATGATTACGCCACAGTCAATACAATGTGGTAAATCACCAGACCGATAGCCGTATTTATATTGATGATTGTTTTTACCTAGTTGTGCACAATGCCCACATCTTTTAGATTTTAGCTTAATTATTTTACCACAATCAAGACAGTGGTTTATTTTTTCCATTTTGTTCTTTTTCTTTTAGGTAAACTCGATTATATATCCCATCCATATATTCAGGTGAGCATCCAAATATTTCAGCCGCTCGTGTATAATCAATTTTTTTCTCGTCAATAAGTTCCATTACTGTTTCTGAATAAATATCAGTCGATCTAAAACAAGCCCAATCAAACGTGTTATAATCATCTACTTTACGAAGTAATAATTTTAACTCACCGCAATTAGGGCACTTAAATGTGAACGCACCTCGATGTGTTACAGCATGTTTGTTTATTTTTTCAAGGAATTCTTGCCAGAAATCCATCCAACCGATCTTCTTTGTTTTATTTAATCCTAATTTATTTTTTAAATCTAAATTTTGTTTTTGCATTGATGTTAATGAATCAAGTACAAATTTATTAGGTATTCTATATTCTAGTTTATTACCATCTTTATCTTCAAATTCAGGTTCCATACTTTTTCTTATTCTATCTTCAAGTATTGTATTAAACACTAAAGTTTTAAGATTTTCCAGGTCAGTAAAACTATCTATATGATATCCATTAACATAATTAGCGTAGAGATTGTTTGCTGTTTTAATTTCATTAGAGGCTAGTCCTACCCAATTAACTTTAAGTTTTTCTCGTTCAATTTCCTTTAAAGCTAATTCTTTTATTTGCTCTAAGCTCTTGTTGTGATTTTGCTTACGGCTTTTTATTTTTTTCATTCTATTATCTAAAGTAATTTCAGCCATAATAATCCTATAGTTGGTTTATTTATATATTATATTTGTTCTTATATATCAAGTATACCATACAGGTACCATAGTTGTCAAGTCTATTGCTAACTTGTTAAATAACAAGGAGTTACAAACTTGGTAAATTATTATAAAAATAACCCAAAATTTGTAACTCCTTTATTTATACTATATTATGATAATTCCATTTTTGGAAATTTACTTTTTAATTTGCAAAAATAATTAATTTTTATTATCAATAATCTCCTCAATACGGTTAATAATCCTACCAATTATCACCATTGGGCAATAGAAAGACAAATCATCTATCATTTCTTGCTTCCAATCTGAAACTTCTGGAACTAACTTTTGAATCGTGCAACCTTCTTGATATTCTGCAATAGATTCCGTATCTGTTACACCTTCTAATAAATTATCCCATTCTAAATCACAAGGTGAAGTATATTTTAACTGTTCTACTTCTACATCTGTTGATAAATCTATTCCTAAACAACCAACAGTATATAATATTTTTTGTACTCTTTCTAATTCTGGTTTTGTTAATCCAAACACATTCATTAAATTTAATGTTTTCTGATATTCAATATAACATTCAATCATTAAATTTAATGTTTTCTGATATTCAATATAACATTCAATCATTAAAGCTATCACATTATAAACAGTTTGACAAAATAATTTAATTTCTTCATAAAACAATCCAATCGTAAATATAGTTGCAATTAACAATATTACTAATAAATCATTCATCACACAATCCTTTCATAAAACTTCCAAATAAAACCGTTTGCTGTTTTTCTTTTTCCATATTATTCCTCACAACTATCTTTTTCAACAATCGGTTCAGTAATTTCACCTTCAAAAGACAAACAAGAAAATACCGGAATAGTTATTGAAAACATTTGCGACAAATTTTTTATTTTACTGTATATGTAACAATCCCGCATCGAGCTTTGTTTATTACGTTTTTTACAATGGTTGCATAACTCAAATTGATCTTCCTTATTTGCTAATTTTTCTTCACCTATTACTGTAATGCCATTTTTATCATAACGTATAATCTTAAGCATTTTATTCTCTCCTTTTGGTTTTATGTTTAAACTGTAATTATTCACAACTATCTTTTTCAGCCGGCTCTATTATTTCTTCCAATCCTTCTATTATTTCTTTACGTTTACTTATTGGAAGATTCACTCCCTTCCAAGTTGGTAGCCATTCTTCTACTTTTGAATTTGTTTTCTTATTAAATCCAAAATACCATAATCTTATATCTAATTTCAACTTCTGTGCTAATACTACCGTGCTAATTATTATCTTTGATTTCTTTGTAATGTTTATTTCTTTAATGATTGTGTTCTGCATTTATTAACTCCATTTATTTAAATTGTGTTTTAACCCATTTTTCAATGGTTTGATTTTGCTCTTTTATAATTTCTGTTATTTCATTTTGTGATTTAGCATTTTTGATTTTAGTAATATTTTGTTTTAGATATTTGTTTAATTCTTTTTCATTCATTATTATATTCTTTCAATTTTAATTTACTTTCTTCCCATTTTTCATAATAAGGCCAATAAATTTTTTTAGCTTGTTCTACTTTTTCAGGAAAGCGATGATTAATATCTACTAATAAAATAAACTCTTCTTTTTTACAATTAATTATTGCATCCTCTTCATTTTCATAAATTCCTTCCGCCATCCAACAAACTTCTTTATTATTACTGCCATATAACTTTCTCCTATAATTATTATACTATACTCCCGATACTTATATATTAGACCCACCTTTTATGAGGAAACTAAAAGTTGTGTCACGTTGCACTGAGCTTACTTGTTCATCGCTTGTCGCTCTTCACAAGGTAAAATCAATTATTATTTCTTTTACCCCTTAATTCAAGTATACCATACAGGTACCATACTTGTCAAGGTTTACTAACTAAAGAATGCTAATTTTTGACGTGCGTAGTTAAACAGCAATTTGTCCGAATAAATCATTATGTAGTCTTGTAAAAGCTTTATAATGTACCGGCCATTTCTTTTCTAATTTAGGTATCCATCTTTCAAAACCTAATGCGTATTTATTATACTTTTCAGGGTAATATTTTTTAATACAGTCAAAACAGAATTTCTCAGCCTGATATTCACCTTCCTCACAACAATTATTTGTTCCATCTAAGATATGTCCAATTTCGTGAGCTAAAGTTTCATAATAACTAAATAAATTATCTTTATGGTGCCGTAAATTAAATTTAATTATAACAATTTCTTCTGCTTTATCAATACATACTCCGGCACCACGTATTCTATTATCTCGTTTAAGTATAATATTTTGTTTTATTTTAAAGTCTTTTTTAATAATAGCTGTTTGTTCATTTAGATATTTAAATAGAGCTTTTTCATTAATCATTATTTAATCCTCTTTTTCTACATAATCAAATCTTAAATATGGAAGTTTATCAAACTCTTTATAATCTAATTCTTCACGTAAGGTATCAAACGCTTTTTCTGGTAGTCTAATAAATCCTTCATAAATAGCATAATGGTGATCTGTGCGATACACTTCAATACGACCCATCTTCCAACCTGGCCAATCATTATTTATAATTTCATATTCTGTTATTGTAATCAAATATTTCATCTATTTTCTCCCAAATCCAATCATATTTATAATTTTTATTTTCCAACTCCACAATCTTAGTTTGATATCTAATATTATTTAAACCCAAAATAAAATTATCACTTATTAATACTTTGTTTTCTTCTTGAAGTCTATTAAGTCTTTTTACAAATTCCATATTTTTGTACTTATTTAATTTACTTTCAAGTTTTTCAATATCCCTATCCTTTTCAACATTCTTCATAAGCTCTTGGGACAGCTGTTCTTGGAGTTCCTTATATTTTTCTTCTGGTACACAAATAACTTTATAGCTGCTTTTCGGTGGCAATGGTTTAATTTTTTCCTTATCGCTCATATCAATTCTCCTTTTTATTTAGCTGACTTAGTTGGAATTAAAACTGTTAATGAATTAATAAAATTCTTCATCATTTCCAAACAATCACCTAAATATAATTTAATACTCATGATTTTTAAATCCTCTGTTTATTTAACGTTTGATAATAATATGATTGCAAAAATGGTATCTGAAAATTATATCCTTCATTTATTGCTTTACTTAACCAAATCAATCTTCCAACTTTACCATTTAAATCTTGAAACGGATGTATTGCTTCAAATTTATTATGTGCCTCCCAACTGTTCATTCCACTAAAATGATGTATTGCTTCAAATTTATTATGTGCCTCCCAACTGTTCATTCCACTAAAATCTAACATATATTTACTCATTAAATGTGATACTAAATTAAATTGTGGCGGAAAATAATCACCTACAATTACATTATATTTTTTAAATCTACCAACCCAATGCCTATTTAAATATTTACCTAAAATTTTATGTGTTGTTAAAATATCACGTGCTGTATGTATATCACCAGCTAATATAAATTCAATAGCATTCATATCGCCAGGATTAATTCTATCTTCACCATCTATGCGATTACTTTCTAACATAAATTTTTTATATTTATTCATTATTTCCTCCACTGTGATACATTTATTGCTTTACTTAACCAAATCAATCTTCCAACTTTACCATTTAAATCTTGAAACGGATGTATTGCTTCAAATTTATTATGTGCCTCCCAACTGTTCATTCCACTAAAATTTCAAATTTATTATGTGCCTCCCAACTGTTCATTCCACTAAAATCTAACATATCATATCCAAAAATAACGCACTAGCTATAAAATACAATATTATAATAAAGACATATATCCAATATAACCATTCATTTAAGGTTGGTTTATATATTTCCATCATAACTCCTTTCAGTCTATATGGTTATTAGTTTTTCTTAGTATAAATCCTCACTGAATAAAATTTTTTTTATTTCTTTCCCACTCCAGATAGATTTAATTCCAGCTTTATTTTGTAATATACAAGCCTCTTTTCTTCTCACGTATCTATTTTTAGAAGTAATAAATCCTTGATCTCTACTTAATTTTTTTTTCATCGCCTTGGCGGTTATATAACAATCGCCATGTCGGTTACCACGCACTATTGTTCCATCATTACATTTTATTGCAGCACAAATACATATTTCATCTTCACTCAAAATCTTCTCCCTTAAAACATGCTTGTCGGACTTGGCTCTTGTGTTCCATACTTTAATTGCCATAGTAATATGCATCGTTTGTGTACTTGTACCGCATTCTTTGCAAAAGATATTGCCAACAGTATAATTTGGGTTTATCCATTTAGCTTCTCCCCCACAAAACGGGCACTCCCTCAATTTATCACTCATTTTGGTTCTCCTATTTATCTTTCTTTACAAATTCAGTTAAATTAACACTATTACATTTAGGACACCTATGACATACTTTTTTCTTATCAACTTTAAAATTTTTTGATTCACCAATGAATTTACATTTATTACATTGTAGGATCATATAATTAATACCTTTCTCCATTTAAATTAAACACCAATTTTTATCCTCACTATAAGTATACCATACAGGTACCATACTTGTCAACCCTATAATAATAGTATTATTCAGAAGTACCT